GGGTTGACTAATGGAACAGCACAAATAAAAATAGTTGCATCTTCTGCCGATGCTGTATATTATGTTGATGATGTAAGTATCAAAGAAGTACAAGGCTTTGAAGCTCCTAAAGTTGATGGAAGTGGAGATTTAGAAAGAGAGGCTTACAAGCTTGTTGAAGATACGAGTAGTGGTCTGCATTATATAACAAAAAGTTTAACATCGGTACTTACCCCATCAGCTGATTACTCTCATTCATTTTTTGTTAAAAAGGGTGAAAGATATAAAATAAAAATAGTTGATGGTGCTGATGGTTCATATTACGCCTCTTATAATTTAGTTACAGGATTATTGATTGATGAGGGTAGTAATACAAATGGAAAAACTAAAATAACACAATTGTCTAATGGCTGGTATAGATTAACATTAACATCAAATCAGGCTACTAATGTAAGATATCCTACTCTTGTTATGTTAAATGATGATTATACTTCTGGTGGTAGCCCATCCTACACAGGCGATGGCACATCAGGAATATATATTGCCTACGCACAACTTGAAGAAAGCGATTATGCAAGTAGTCTAATGCTACCAACAACTGAGGGAAGCACAACAAGTAGGGTAGCTGATGCAGTTACAAATGCTGGTAATCAAAGTTTGTTTAATAGTGAAAGTGGAGTTTTGTTTTTAAATATTGCTGCTTTGGTTGATGAAGGGTTAACTACTGACAAATGGATTGCATTGAGTGATGGAACTTCAAGCAGTAGTTTAAGGATTGCGTTTAGTGGAGGTGCGAATACTATTAGAGCATATCTAAATGTTGGAGGTGCTGCACAGTCAGATATGACATTCACGATTGCTGATGTTACTGAATTTTCAAAGGTTGGATTTCGTTACGCAGTTGATGATTTCAGTCTTTGGGTAAATGGTGTGGAAAGGGCAACCGATACAAGTGGAAGTGTATTTTCAGCAAACACATTAAATGAACTTGCTTTTAATAATGGAGGTGGCGGTACGGGGTTCTACGGCAAAACAAAAGCACTTGCAGTATTTGATTATTTGAGTGATGCAGAAATGGTAACATTAACAACAGTATAAAAAATGATATATAGGTTAAGTTTTACAACAAAAGATGAGTGGCTTTCGGTTAGAAATACTTTTGTATTACCTGATGAAGATGGTAATTATCCAAGTGGTTCAATATATACTGCTCAAATTGTAGATGGAACTATAACAGTTAGGGAAGTTGGTCATGTGCCATATCCACCAGAATACGATGAGGAGGGTAATATAATTAAGGAAGGTGGATTCTATACAGATTGGGCTGTGGATATTGTAAGCGATTATGACTTGCCTGTAAGCAAATATATAATAGAAGATAAACATTGGTATAACGAGTGGGTGTAATGGAACATTTAAGGACTGTTTTAACAACTTTGGGGGGTGGTATTGTTTCTTTTGCCAACTTTAAATTGATGAGTATTTCTGTTACAGAACAAATGGAGGTGGCAAATGGAGTTATTGGTATGCTAGTAGGTTTGTTAACTATGGCTTATTTAATGATAAAAATAGCTAAAATAAAAGATGATAAAAATCCCCGCAAGTAAAAGATTAAGATTTTCAATTGCTGTTATTATTGTCAATTTCTTAATTGGTGGATTTGGAATTTATCATGTTGCTGATCTGTCAGATTTGGGAATGTTTTTAGCGTTATCCAATAGCCCGTTATATGTGTATATTTTGGGCGATACATTTAGACCATCAAATAATAAAAAGCATGAAATATAAAATAAAGCGGGGAAACCATTTTGCAAATTTCACATGGAATCGGTTGTTTCCATTTGTATCAAATAAAATATCCGGGGTTGTTCATTTTTCTCATTCCAGTTTGATTAAAGAATTAATACCAGGGTGGAATAAATTAACCGGTATTTCATCATTTAAAATCCATGAAAATTCTGCAAGATTAGTATGGCGGAGTGATGGCGGTAAAATAAATATTGCGGGATATGTTTATTATAATGGTGTTAGGAATGAAATGTTGATTACATCATTACAACCTGGCATCTATTATAAATATTCCATTGAATATAAACATAAAAGTTATATCATTACAATAAACAATAAAACAATCATGATGCCTGGCAAAATTGGGTTTTGTAAATTTAGATGTTACCCGTTTTTTGGGGGGCGAAGTACAGCCCCGGAAGACATATATATTGAATTATGAAAATAAATTATTATCAACAACAATTTGTTTTAAATGTAGCAAAATTAATTTTATATGCTGATGCCATAGGAGTAAAATTAACATTTGGAGAAGCGTACCGATCAAAAGAACAGCAACAAATTTATTTTGATAAGGGGTTAACCCGGACATTAAACAGTAACCACATGAAAAGATTAGCGGTTGATTTTAATTTTTTTATTCGCGGTGAATTAATATATCGGCATGATCTGATTGATCAGCTTGGAGAATTTTGGGAAAAGCTAAATGAAAAAAACAGATGGGGCGGTAATTTTAATTCAATCCTGGATACCCCACATTTTGAAATGCATTTATAATTATGGAAAAAGTAATGTTTTATACCCGTTTAAATTTAATGTATCTATTAATTTCATCCGTTTTAATGTTAAATCCAAATCCAATAAAATACATGGCAATTTTATTTGTGTTCATTTTTGTTGCTGAAGTGATCCAGGGAATTTTTAACCATGATAAAAATTTTAAAGATTAAAATTTGGTAAATAATATAAAATATTTACTTTTTATAATTATTTTATTCCTGGTTATAATTCTACAAAGAAATTGTAACAACAAAAAAACAATTGTTGATCCTATAATAATTATTGATACTGTTTATAAAATCCATCCGGATACAATAATTTATAACCAAATAATAACAGATACAATTTTTGATACTGTTTTTATTGTCAAAGATTACCAGGCAAAAAAGGTTTTTATTGATACAATTTATTTTTATCAAAAATCATTTGCCATTTTAACCGATACAGTTAGCCGTAATAGAATAATTAACCGGCAATTAAAATTCTCATATTATAAACCAATTCCAAAAAATCAATATTATATCGGATTGGGCATTAATGGATCAGCGGTTGGTTTTGGTGCTGGTCCGCAATTTGCATTTATTAATAAGAAGCAGCATTTATATGTTGGCGGTTACGATATAATAAATAAAAGAGTTTTTATTTCAGTTTTTTGGAAAATAAAATTATAAAAAATGAATTGTGAAAAATGCGGAAGTTCAAAGGTTATTAAAAAAGGAAGGCGGGGCGGTAAGCATAGAATTAAATGCAAAGAGTGTAAAAGCTGGTCCACATTATTAATTAATGATTCTGAAACATGCCAAAATGATACTGGTTATTCAGATTATTTAAATAATGATTCATTTAAAAATTATTGTACAGAAAATGGGATTGATATGAAGCTGGTGAAATCGGCAAAATATGTCAATCACCAGGGGCAGCAAGCATTTAACATTGTTTTGGACTATGAAAAAAAAGATGATCTAAAAATTACAGAAAAATTAATTAGTAAAATTATAAATGATTCAGCTAAAAAGGTCAAGCGCAATGTAACATCCAAAAATAAGGCGGGAAAAAAGTTATTGCGATTAATAATAACAGATGTTCATATTGGAATGACAACCAACAAAGCTGGAAATTCTTTATATGGTGGAAAATGGGATCGTGATGAATTATTTTTGCGATTAGATAAAATTATTTCTGTTTTAAAAGATTTGGCAAGTGATTTTGATGAATTACATATAATTGATTTGGGTGATTATGTTGATGGGTGGAATGGAAAAACAGTAAGAAAACAGCATGATTTGCACCAAAACATGACCAATGAACAAATGTTTGAAAATGCTGTTGTTTTTAAAGATCAGTTATTGAATAACTGTTATCCATTATTTAATCATGTTGAAATGTTTAATATTTGCAATGATAATCATGCGGGGAGTTTTGGATATATTGTAAATTATGCCGTTAAGGAGTTAGCGAAAATTAAATATAATATAACTGTTACAAATTATCAAAAATTCATTAACCATTATACTTGGGGAAACCATGTTTTTGTTTTATCGCATGGCAAAGACAGGGAAAATTTAAGATTTGGTTTTAAACCACATATTGATCCAGGCGGCATTTCCAAAATTGAAGAGTATTTAAAAGCAAATGATTTAATGAACCGGGATTTTAATGTAACTTTTGAAAAAGGTGATTCCCATCAATTATTATTGGATTATTCAGCATCAGATGATTTTGATTATTTTAATTACCTGGCATTATCTCCCAGCAGCGATTGGGTGCAAACTAATTTTAAAAAAGGATCATCCGGGTTTGTAATTATGGAAATATCCGGTAAAAACAAAAGAATTACCCCATATTTTTTTGATTGGAAAGTATAAAATAATTGTTTTTTGTTACTGACATGATACATATTGTGTTATAATGATTGATAATCAATAGTTTATTTAGTCCCGTCCAGACCGCTTCAGCCACCTTTTTAGGTGGCTTTTTTTATGCCCAAAAATCCTAAATTGTATGTTATTGTATGTTATTGCATAGTTTTTGTACATTTACAGAGAAATGAAATACACATATAATATACAATATTATACAATAGTATATAATTTTTTTGTTACAATTGAGATACCGCACTAAATAAATAACTGCATATTGTACCACATTTTAAAATTGTGTACCATATTTTAATATTTGTATCATATTTTTAAATCTAATTCCTGGACCATGAAAACAATTGTAACATATAAATTAATCTTTGATAGAAGAAAACATGCAATTAAAACAGGATGTGGAGTTGTTGAATTGGTTGTTTATTTTAAAAATCAAAAAAGAATTTGGATTAATACAAAGCTAAAAATCAAAAAAGAACATTGGAATGATAGTAAAAAAATGGTAACCGCAAAAAATGATCAATATTATAATCACAATATATATTTGAATAATTTTAAAAATGAAATTATAGAATATGAATATGATCTATTAAAAAAGGGATCAAAATTAACCCCGGATATTTTAAAAAGTTTTTTAAAAAAAGGTAATGATCCATCATTTATTGATTACTGTTTTGAAAAATTGAAGATTATAGATATTACAATATCAACAATGAAATCACAAAAAAGATCAATTAATATTTTAAAAGAATTTAATCCAGGATTAAATTTTAATGATCTTAACCCGGAATTTGTTGATTTATTTAATAATATGTTAAATAAACGCAAATACAGCCCTGGAACAAAATGGAAAATAAATAAGGATATTATAAAATTTGTAAACCTGGCAATTAGGGATAAAAAAATTGATCAAAATGAACATCCATTTGAATATTTTAAAAACATAAGACCAAAACCAAACCATGATTATTTAACTTTTAAAGAATTAGAACAAATTGAAATGCTGGAATCAACAGGATTTGAAAGGGTTGATTTAATAAAAGACATGTTTTTATTTGCATGTTATACCGGTTTACGATATTCAGATTTATTTGGGCTTAATTACAGCGATTTTAACAAGCGGGATGGCGGTTTGGTGCTGGTGCTGGAAAGAATGAAAAAAGTGGATAAGAGAGTATTTCTAAGGCTATATGAATTATTTGATGGTAAACCGGAAAGGTTGATATTACCATATTATAAACAGCATAAAAAAAATAAATTTATTTTTGGAAAAAAGATTTCCAACCAAGAAATGAACCAGGGTTTAAAAATTATTCAATCCGCTATAAATACTAACAAAACAATTACTGTTCATTTAGCGCGCCATACTTTTGGAACATTATATTCCAAAACATCCGGATCAATTTTTGATGTTATGAAAGCAATGGGAATATCAAAATATGAAACAGCAAAAGTTTACATTGATTTAAGTTTAGAACTATAACGCCATTGATTTTACTTTGCTTTTTTGGGGGTATATTTCTATAACTTTACCTGGTTCACAAACTTTAGATTCTGTCTTAAAAATTTCATTGCGTTTATATGAAATATATCCTAGTGTTTTTGTTAAACTTGATATAATTAAATTTAATTTTTTAATCTGTAATTCTAAAGATTTAATGTAATTTTCATTAATCTCATTTTTGGAGTCAGCTGCCATTTTTTAATACTTTTTTGGTTACTTTTTCATTTTCTTGAGTTGATTTGGTTGTTAAATTTTGAATTATTTCTGCTAATTTTTCTAATTGGTCATTTGAAAATTCAATTTGTTTTAATAATTTTTCAATGGTCGTTTGTAAATGTTTTGATAACTCTTTGTATTCATTTTGATCATCAGAAATTTCATTAATCATATCCAACATTTCAAATAATTTTAACCTGGAATTGTAATTTAAAGTATTGGTTTTAATTCCTTTAATTAATCCCGCATAAGTATAGCCTAATTTTTTAGCTACATCCTGGATTCTTAATCCTTTGGATTTTATTACCGCTTTTATTTGATTGTATTCCAATTATTTATAAATTAATTTAATATTATATCAACTTTTTATCAATTATGTTGATTTTTTGTTTATATTTGTACAATATTATATACTTAATATCAACTTTGTTCAAATATATATAAAATATATAATATACATCATATAATTTATAAAAATATGGAAAATATTACAGATAATGTTTTAATCAGATTGGAAAAAAAACTGGATTATATCATTGAAAAGGGATTATTGGCAGAAAAAAAAGAAGATAAAATTTTAACTGCTGGTGAAATCCTGGCTGCGTTAAATGTGAGTTCTTATGGATCATTTTTGAACCGGAAAGAAAAATTAATTGAATTTGGGATGTTTAAAAATGGGCATTGGCGCATGAGATCAACAGATTTGGAACGATATTTAAATGCTAAACAAAAATAATTTTATTATGAAATCTTTAATGACAATTAACCAACTTTTGGATGAAATTAATGAATTAAAAATTGATTCCATAACCCCAGCAATTGGGAAAATCCGCCAAAACTTAATAAACCATAAAAAAGAAAGCGCAAAAGGTGGTTTAATAAAAGTGGACCAAACCCATTCAATTATGTTATTAATATCACATGCTAAATTAATGTCTATGGACATTAAAAGAATAGCGATTGAAACCGCTGCGCACACATATAATTAATAAATCTGTATTATGCAAAAAAGAACACAAAATGATTTAATTATTGATGCTTTGGAAGATGGGAATAAATTAACCGGGCTGGATATTTTTACCCGTTTTAACTGCATTTCTTACAAAGATCGTATTTGGGAATTAAGAAAACAAGGTTATGCGATCAAAACAGAATGGATTAAAACCAAATCCGGAAAAAGAGTTGCACTATATTCTGTAAATAATTAAATATGCCAGGAATAGTTTACTTAAATACATTTATGAATGTATTAGAATCCGCGCCAAAACTGCAAAAAACTTTTAATGTTAGCCGGGATAATATACTGTCAAAAAAACGAACCAGGAAAATTGTAATGATCAGACATATTTTAATGTATTTGGAGCACAAAGAACATTATAGAGAATGGGAGCAGCCCGGTTGGTCCATTATTGGGAAATATTATAACCGCCATCATTGCTCAATTATGCATGCGACAAAGGTTGTTGAAAATGAAATCAAACATTACCCGGATTTTAAATTGCTAGTTGATGAAATCCAGCAAATAATTTGGGGTGAAATAAGATATTAATAAAATTAAGATTGTAATAATATGGGAAAAAGATTTATTGATACCGAAATGTTTAAAGATACATTTATTAGGGGCTTGGAAGCCCCTTTAAAGCCCCTTTGGGTGTACCTTTTTTGTGATTGTAATGCCGCGGGAATTTGGAATGTTGAAATGGATGTTGCCAAATTGCGCTGCGGGATCAATATTGATTATCCGGATGATAAAATTTTAGCTGCATTTGAAAGTAAAATTATGTTAATTGCGGATGGTGAAAAATGGTTTATCCCCAGCTTTGTTAAAATCCAATATAACAATGAATTAAGGACCAATAACCCAGCATTAAAAAAGGTAATAAAAGAGTTGGATTTTTATGGTTTATTAACTGAAATTGATGATGAAACTTTTACTTTAAAACAAAGCCCCTTTGAAGCCCCTTTAAAGCCCCTTTTGTATTTAAAAAAAGGTAGTAAGGAAGAAGAAAAAGAAAAGGAAAAGGAAGAAGAAAAGGAAAAAGAAAAAGAAAATAAAAAAGAAAAAGAAAAAGTTTTAATAATGCCATTTACATCTGATAATTTTATTCACCATTGGCAGCTTTGGAAAAATTACCGGAAAGAAATGGGAAAGAAAAAATATCAAATAATTGGTGAACAATCAGCATTATCATCATTATCAAAAAAGAGTGATGGTAATGAAAACACAGCGGTTAATATAATCAACCAATCAATGGCAAATGGTTGGCTGGGGTTTTTTGAACTTAAACAAAAAAATGATCATGGAACAACAACTGATTTACTTAAAAGAACATTACAAAGAATTAACAGTTAAAAATGCCGGCAAATTAAGTAAGCGGGCAACTAGCTTGATGGAAGTTTGGGAATCTAATGAACTATCATTTGCTCAAATAAAATTATTACGCGGTGAAAAAGAAGTAAAATCAATTTTAGCGGTTGAAATTGCAATTATGGTTGATCTGTTAAAGGCTGATGTCCAGGATCGGCAAATGATTTACATGGTTGAAATCATTTTAAAAGATTTTTATCATTACACAATCAGCGATTTAACGGCATTAACATCCAGGTTGGCAAAAAATAATCCATACGGCAAACCGGTGCTGCAAAATATTTTGCATGAATTAAATCAATATTCTGTTGAAAAAGATGAATTTGCTGTTACCCAAAGAATAAAAGAGTGCAGCAAACATAAAATTGAACATCCAAATGAAGATAAATTTTTTAAGATGTACCAAAGATTAAAAAATAAAACTAAAAAACCCGAAATGGACCAAAAACAAAAAGACCAAATTGCGATAAAAGAAAACCAGGTTAAAATTGAAGAAATGAAAAAACTTTATGGAATCAATATTTGAATGGGAAATGGTAATTAATGCAAAGGATTGTGATTGGGATGGAAAAGAATTAAAATATGTGATGAGTACAAATTTTACAAAATGGTTTTTAGGAAATATAAAAAATGAAGGATACCCAAACCAAATCAGCGTACAAGGTAAAACATTAAAAAAGTTTAAACGCGTTGGTTTATCTTTTGGGTATGATTTATATGTAAATGGTGAATGGTTGTTAAAAATATATAACAGAAAGAATGAAGAAAAAGATGGATAATATAATGGTTGACATTGAAACTTTGGGTAACAAATCCAATTCTGTAATATTATCAATAGCAGCTGTTTATTTTGATTTGCAAACTGGGAAAACGGGAAAAGAATTTACAACAAATATTGATATTCAAAGCTGTTTGGATGCTGGTTTAAAAATTGATGCAGATACTGTTAAATGGTGGTTATCTCAAAATGAACAAGCCAGGGAAAAAATATTATGTAATGATGCACCATTATTGATTGCCGGTTTAAAAAACTTTGGAAGATTTTTAAATTCTGATGCATTTGTTTGGGGTAATTCAGCGCGATTTGATTTGGGTATTTTAGAAAATGCATACCAAGCATTTAACATTAATATCCCCTGGAAATGGCATAGGGAAATGGATGTGCGAACATTGGCACTATTATATCCAAAAACGAAATCATCAATTGATTTTATTGGATTAAAACATTATCCGATTGATGACTGTAAACATCAAATAAAATATTTGTGCGAAATATATAATCAACTTAATTAAAATTTAATACAATGAGTAAATTATTAAAAGGATCAATTGATCTAAATAAAATTAATGAATCAGTAGTTTTTAAAGGTGCTAAAGGTGCTAAATATATTAATGTTGATATATGGATAAATGAAGATGCTGATAATTATGGGAATCATGCCGGTATAAAACAATCAACAAATGATGGTGAAAGTTTTAAAAGCCATTATATTGGAAATGCAAAAAAAAGTTTTGGATGGGCTGATGTTGTTGAAAATGAAAAACCAAGTGATTCAAAACCATTGCCATTTTAATATGCCAATATTTCCAAAATCAAAAAAAAGATCATGGGTTGCTGAAAACAAACCCCAGGTTGGGCGAAAGGTAACAAACCCATTTTATCACACAACACCCTGGCGCAAATTTAGAAATGCATACATAAAAGAAAATCCCCTTTGTGTAGATTGTTATTTAAATGATAAAATTAAACCTGGGAAGGTGGTGGACCACATTAAACAGATCAACCGGGTTGATGCTTATAATACGGAATTTGGATATTATGGTGATCCATTAAGTGAATCAAATGTTCAAACATTATGTACCCATCACCATGCGATTAAAAGTGGAAAAGAAAGGTGGAATAAATGAAACATGCTTTGGATGATTTAATAAATCTGTTTATCCAGGAAAAAGATGTATCAAAAATTTCATTGGTCCAATATTCATTTGGGTTAAATAAATTTTATAAATGGGCGGTTAATGAAAATAAATTATTGACAGGGTTAACAACAGCCGACATGATCAAATATAAAAGATATTTATCTGAATTAAAATATACACATTTAACAATCAGTAATTATTTGGGATCGGTTAGGTTGTTTTATAAATGGGTTGAACTAAATGAATTTGGAAATGATATTACTAAAACATTGCGGATCAACAAAAATTATTCAACATTTAGAAAAAAATCATTAAACATTAATCAATCAGTAAAGTTTTTAAAACAATTTAACACAAAAACATTAATGGGCAAAAGAAATTTTGCCATTGCAAATTTACTTTTACGGAATGGATTACGAGAAATTGAAGTTGCCCGGATGGATGTTGAAGATGTATTTGAATATAATGATCGCTGGGCAATTAGGTTGCAAAGAAAAGGGAGAAGCGGGAAGGATGATGTATTGCCATTGAGTGAAAAAGCAAAAGAAGCCATTGAAGATTATTTATTGCACAGAAACACAGATTTCCAGGATAGCAGCCCGCTATTTGTTAGCTTATCAAAAGCGAATAAATACAAAAGAATCTCAACACATTTTATCAGCGTTATGATTAAACAAAAGCTAATCCAGGCGGGTATTGTTGGCAAAATGTTTACTGCCCATTCATTGCGCCATACATGTGCAACATTATTAATTGCTGATGGGCATTCTGAATATAGTGTAAAAACTTTCATGGGGCATAGAAATTTTACATCAACCCAAATTTATACAAGACAAAAAGAAACTGAAATGATATTTAATAACAGCCCGGCAAAACTGTTGGATGAGATGATAAGTAATTAATCAACTAATTTAATGAGTTATAGCGTTTTTAATGCTTTTTTAGTAGATAACAAATTGATTGATATGATGTTAATAATAAAAAATGGTGGCTAACAGACTGAAAATTATTTATATGGGTAGGGGGTTTAAAAAATTTGAAAGATTGATCTAGTAATCGGTTGCCAAGCCTTTTTTATATACATGCAAAAATACCAAAATGACCAAAGGAAGAAAACCGATACCAACAGCGATTAAAAAAATAAGGGGTACAAATCAACCATGCCGGACCAATAAAAATGAAATAAATATTGATCCGGTTATAAAGTTGCCGCCAGCCCCAGGTTGGTTCAGTAAAACATCTAAAAAAATATATAAACAAAAGGGGCAACAGTTGCAATTACTGGGAGTATTAACACCATTGGATTTTGAACTGTTTATTTCATTTTGCCAAGAATATGGAAATTATATTGATACATCAATTGAACTTTCAAAAGTGCCGCACAATGCAGCATTATCTGATCAAAGTGAAATGGTATTTTTAAGAATAGCAAAAATAAATAAGATCTCATGGGAAAGAAGTAAATCAATTGCTGCTGAATTTGGGTTTACACCATCAGCCAGGGCAAAAATGATATTGCCGGAAAAAGAAAATAATAATGATAATGATTTTGATTAATGGGAGCAAGAAATTTAGTTGATTATAAAGCTGGCAAAACAATATTAGAATGTGGAATGAATGTAAACAAAAGAAAAAAGATGCTGAAAACTACTTTAAGTCAAATTGCTGATTATTGGATTATCAACAATGAGATAGATGAAACACAATTGAATTTTGATTGGTCAGATGCCCATACTCATTGTTGGAATTGTGGCGATAATAAATACAGAAAATCAAAAAAAAATTCATTGCAAAGGTGTCATATAATACCACACTCGCTAAATGGGAATGACATACCCAGCAATTATGTTTTATTATGTAAAGAATGCCACGCAGAAGCACCCAATACATCTAATCCACATAATATGTGGGAATGGATAAAATCTAACTATATACCATTTTCTTTTAATGATACATATAAAATAAGAAAAGCACTTGTGATGTTTGAGCAAAAAGAAGGGTATAGCTTTTTTGATAAGGAGATAAATATAGAAGATTTAGACACGGCTATTAAGTCAGAAATGTGTAAAATTAGTACACACGGAAATAAAATTAATGTAGTTACATATTATTATATGTTTAAAAATATTATTAGGAATTACACATAACATTATGGGATTTAAAAAAGGAAATAAATTTGGTAAAAGAAGTATTTATATATTTTTAAAAGCATTATAATGGAAATGCCAAGTAAATATTTTTATGATAAAAAAGCAGCAGAAAAAGCTGTTAATTGGATTGAAAAATATGTTACCCATGTAAAGGGTGAATTACAAGGTAAACCCGTAATTTTAGAAGATTGGCAAAAAAATGATATTGTAAAACCATTGTTTGGTTGGAAAAATAAACAAACTAAATTAAGAAAATACAGAACTATTTATATTGAATTACCCCGGAAAAATGCGAAATCAACCCTGGCAGCAGCAATTGGATTATATCTATTAACAGCAGATGGTGAACCCGGTGCTGAAATATATAGTGCGGCAGCTGATCGCGGGCAGGCTGGGATTATTTTTGATGTTGCCAAAAGAATGGTGATCCAAAGAAAAGCATTATCAATGAGGGTTAACACCTGGAGAAATTCAATTGAATATCCAAAAACCGGATCACATTACAAAGCCATATCCGCAGATGCATCAACAAAGCATGGTTTTAACGCGCATGGAATTATTTTTGATGAACTGCATACACAAAAAAACAGGGAATTATTTGATGTACTAACAACATCGGTTGGTTCAAGGCGGCAACCGGTAACCCTGTTACTAACAACAGCTGGTACAGATCGCAATTCAATTTGTTATGAAATGCATGAATATGCGCGAAAAGTAAAGGATGGAGTAATTAAAGATGATACATTTTTAGGCATAGTTTATTCTGCACCCAAAGAAATGGATATTTTTGATCTTAAAACTTGGAAGCTGGCAAACCCTGGTTTTGGATCAATAGTTAAAGCTGATTATATTGAATCCGAAGCACAGCGAATAAGAAACAACCCAAACCGCGAAAATGCGTTTCGGCAATTACATTTAAATCAATGGACCAGTTCAATTTATTCATGGGTTTCAGATGATGTATGGATGGCATGTAATTTAGAAAAAATTAATGAAGCTGATTTTTATGGTTCTGATGTTGTTTTGGGATTGGATTTAGCATCAACGGATGATACAACATCTTTAATTTGTTTGTTTGTTGATGGTGCAAATATATTGGGGATTATGCCATTTATTTGGATACCCCAGGAAATGATTGAAACAAGGCAAAACCGGGGTGATCTACTCTATAAAAATTGGCATGACCAGGGCTATTTATTATCAACACCTGGAAATGTAACTGATTACCGGATAATAGAAGATACCATTTTAAAAATACATGATAAATTTAATATTAAAAAAATTGGTTTTGACAAATGGAACAGCAGCCAACTAATTATTAATCTAACTGATTCAATTGATCCAAATGTATTTGATAAGGTTGAAATGAATATTGGTAATTTATCCGAACCAACAAAGCGTTTTTATTCACTTATAAAAAACAAGAAAATAAATCATGGCGGGCATCCAGTATTGCGCTGGATGATGTCAAATGTGATGATATGGCAAGATACAAATGAAAATATAAGACCATCAAAAAAAAGCAGTACAGATAAAATTGATGGAATTATGGCAATCATTATTGCCCTGGCATCCTTTTGGAGTAACCCGGAAAATGATGATATTGATAAAAGATTTTTAAATGATGGTTTCACTAAAATATAATTAAAATGTTAGATGAAAAAGCAAAATTATTAATGACCGCAAAAGGATATGACAAAGCATTTACCAATATTTTATCCAGCGCAAAAGTAACAACCCAGGTTGAAGCATTTAAAATTTTGGAACAGGAATATAAAAGTTATTTTGGAAAAACTAAATATACCAATTTTCAGAGTTACCGACAAGCCAGGGATAAAAGATTAAAAAGAAAATAATAAATGTATTTTTTGTGGTTCACATAAAACGCGGAGATTTAAAATATATTTGAAGGGAAAATCAAAGTCTTTGTTTAATTAATGATCTTATTGATGCAATCCAACAATGGTGCGAAAAACCCACATAATTTTATAAGTTATCAACAAAGGTTGTTCAAAGAAAGGTAACATGATGTTGATAGAAAGGTAACCAAGTTACATTGACAAATTTTTAATCCCGCCATATTTTTGCGCCATACATTTTTTAAAAAAGTATGGCATCAACAAAATATAAAATTTTTGGCATTCCTGTATGGGAAAAACGAAGTTCAGATTTAGGAACTTATAAAAACCCATCTTCCAGGTTAGTTGATATTATGGGCGGTGAATCATCAACCGGTATTGCAGTTACCCAACAAACTGCATTAACATTTTCAGCAGTTTGGGCATGTGTTAGAATATTATCAAATACAGTTGCCATGCTGCCATTTGGTGTTTATAAACAATCAAATGGAGAAAAACAATATTCACCAAAACATCCCATTCATCCAATAATTCATTCAGAACCCAATAAAATAATGTCTGCGTTCACCTGGCGGCAGGTAATGCAATCACATGCTACTTTGAAGGGAAATGCATATTCAATAATAAAAAGAAACGGATCATACCGACCAACAGAATTAAAATTAATTCAAAACCCGGATGATGTGCAGCCGTTTGAATATAATGATGATCTGTTTTATAAAATAAAGGGTTATGATAATCCTTTCCAGGCAGATGATGTTTTTCATATTCGCGGGATTGGATTTGATGGAATACAAGGTAAATCAGTTTTAACTGTTGCCAGGGAAAGCATTGGATCAGCTTTAGCAATGCAGAAATATGGCGGCACTATTTTTAAAAATGGTGGGGCAAAGCGGGTTGCATTAACACATAATAGTGTTGTAAAGGATGTAAATGCGCGTAAAAACATTTTGAACAGTTGGAATGATACCTATGGCGGAGCTAATAAATTAAATGATGTTGCATTAATTGATGGTGGTTTTGATGTTAAGGAAATTGGAATGAATCCGGAAGATGCGCAATTTATTGGATCGCGTGAATTTTCAGTTAATGAAATTGCAAGGTATTTTGGTTTGATCATGGATTTATTGGCAACCGATAAAAACCCAACCTATGCATCAGCAGAACAAAGAGCAATTGATTTTATAAAATATACAATGACACCCTGGCTGGTAACATGGGAAAGTGAAGTTAACAGAAAATTATTTAATGAATCTGAAAAATCAGATTATTATTCAAAATTTACATTGGAAGGATTATTACGCGGAGATGCAAAAGCCAGGGCGGAATATTACAAGGATATGTTTTATATCGGTGCATTAAACCGGGATGAAATACGAGCATTGGAAGAAAGAAATAAAATAGTTGGCGGTGATAAATATTATTTGCAAACCAACATGGCAGAAGCAAATGATTTAGAAAAAATACATGATAAAACCAAATCATAAATGGAAACAAAAAACAAAATATTACAGCGTTTTTCTGATTGTGAAATAAAAGTGGAGCAGCGCGAAGATGGCGAAGAAACCAGGAAAATTACAGGATATGCAGCTGTTTTTAACAAATGGTCCAATCCCCTGGGAATGGATGGCTGGTTTAGGGAAAAAATTGATGCGCGAGCATTTGATAATGTTTTAAATGATGATGTTGTTGCGGTTTTTAACCATGATAATAATATCATTTTAGCCAGGAATAAAAAAACATTAAATCTTTTAATTGATGAAATTGGTTTGCGCTATGAATTTGATGCACCTAAATCACCAAATGGAGATAATATTTTGGCAGCTGTTGAACGCGGGGATATTGTTGGATCATCATTTAGGTTTATTCCTAAAACAACACAATGGCAACCAAGTGATCAAGATGGAATTGAAGAAGATAGAACAATTACTGAAATCAGTAATTTAATTGATGTTGGACCGGTAACTTTTCCGGCATATCCGGACAGCACAGCCAGCGCAGATATGCGTGATTTTGAAGCTGCTAAAAACGAAAGAAAACAACCGGATCAATGGCAAAGAAAAATAAAAGAACAGGAGTTAAAACTATATAAATAAAAGAGTTTTTAATTAATAATTATTATGAAAACAAGTAAATCGTTAAATGAATCAAAAGCTGCCGTATGGGAACGCGCCCAGGGGCTTGTTGATGCTGCAAAAGCAGAAGAACGCGAAATGAACACAGAAGAAATAAAAAATTATGACAGTTTGCTTTCAGAAATGAACAGCATGGATACTGAAATAAAAAGAGCAGAAGCCACAGAAAAAAGACAAATTGAAATGGCTGGATCATTTATTAATTCTGAAACATCAAAACAAGAAAAAAAAGAAGTAGGAAATTATTCATTTGTTCGCGCAATCAGATCAAAAGCTGAAGGTCGTGAATTGGATGGTTTGGAAAAAGAAATGCATGATGAAGCAAAACGCGAAGCACAACAAAATGGTGTTTCTGTTTCCGGCATTGGTATTCCATCACTTGTTTTAGGTGAAAAAAGAGATTTGACAGTTGGAACAGATAGCCAGGGGGGTTATACAGTACCAACAGCTGTTGATGGTTTTATTGATGCACTGCGCGCAAAAATGTTAACTACACAATTGGGTGGGCAATTAATGACAGGATTAAGCGGCAACATTGATATACCAAGACAAGCAACAGCAAGTTCTGCAGCTTGGGAAGGTGAAAATGATGCAAACGCAGAGCAATCACCAACATTTGAAAAAATTAGTTTATCCCCAAAAAGATTAGGTGGTTATTCAGAGATTTCAAAACAGCTTATCATGCAATCATCAATTGATGTTGAGAATTTTGTAAGAAATGATCTTATGATGGCAATAAGTTTGGCAATTGATTCAGCTGCTATTAATGGAAGCGGTTCATCAAATCAACCAACTGGAATATTAAACACAACTGGAATTGGTTCTGTTGCTGGTGGAACAAATGGAGCAGCCCCAACATATGCAGATATTATAAATCTTGAAAGAGAAGTTGCGGTTGATAATGCTGATTTGGGTAACCTAGCATTTTTAACAAATCCAAAAGTAAGAGCAAAATTAAAAGGCACAGCATTAGATTCCGGTAGTGGTCTATTTGTTATGCAGTCAAATAATGAATTAATGGGATATAAAGCTGGGGTTTCAACCCAAGTTCCAAGCGATTTGACAAAGGGAACAGGCACAGCATTATCAGCAATAATATTTGGTAATTGGAATGATCTGATGATAGGACAATGGGGCGGTTTAGATATAGTTGTTGATCCTTATACATTGGCTACAACAAACATGTTACGCGTTGTTGCCAATTCATGGTGGGATGTAGCATTGCGCCATCCGGAAAGTTTTGCAGCAATGGTTGATGCTGTTACAACATAAGCAACCAAATTATTGCTTTTTTGATAGTTCCGCGCAATTTTGCGCGGGGCTATTTTAAAAATTTAAAACTATGAATGATAAAATAAAAGTAATTTTTTTAAAAAATGCAATCGGTGTTGGATTGGCATATTTTAAAGATGATGTTGCTTTTTTAAATCCGCCAAGTTATGATGATCTGTTTGATATGGGTTATGTTGAAAAATATGATGGTGATGTGCCAAATGATGGATCATTACCTTTTGACATTCCGGGGCATCAGAAATTAATCACAGCGGGTTTTGAATCACTTGATGAAATTGCCAAAGTTGAAGATTTAACAATTATCCAGGGGATTGGCAAAGTTTTATCAAAACAAATTATTGAGTATATAAATAAATAACAATGGTTTACAAGCTAAAAACAGCAGCCACATCAGAACCGGTTACATTAACAGAAGCAAAAGCACATTTACAAGTTACAGTAAGTGATGATGATACTTTTATAGGATCATTAATTACCGCTGCGCGTATGCATGTGCAAAGCTATATGCATAGGCAGCTTATGCCATCAACCTGGCAACTGTTTTTGGATGTATTTCCAAGTGATACAATTTATATAAAAGAATGTCCGGTAACGGCAATAAGCTCAATAAAATATGTTGATGAAAATGGTAGTGAACAAACATTATCATCATCATTATATTCTTTGGATAAAGAAAGTGAACCAGCGCGGCTAAACCCTGTTTATGGCGAAAGCTGGAAAACTACACAAACCCAAAACAATGCCGTTACAATTGAATTTACTGCCGGATATGCAGATGCTGATTCTGTACCTGGTGCAATTAAAGCGGCAATATTATTATTGGTTGGGTTTTTATATGAAAACAGAGGGGATGAAGGTCATAGGACCATTCCAAAAAGCATATATCATTTAGTTGATCCATATAAATCATTTGATTTTTATGAATAAAAACATTCCAAATATTAGTGCATTTTATCATTCAATTAATATTGAAACGCCAACATTGACAAAACAGTCAAATGGTGAAGATGTAAAATCATGGGGTGTTTTTTTGTCAACAATGGCAGCGATCCAGGTAAATAAAGTTAATGAAAAAGCTGAAAACAACATGTTATATTCTGATGATACTTTTAATTTTTACATCAGAACAAAAACCGGGATAAACCGAAAAATGCGGGTGGTTTATAACAGCGATTATTATAATATAGTTGGTATAATTACAATTGGCAGAAGATACCAAATCATTAAAACAAAACTTGTGGAGTAATGAACATAACTTTTGAAATAAAAGATTTAAAACGCGTTAGGCGGCAAATGGATGCATTACCCGATAAACTGCAAAGACAAACAATATTGCCAATATTAAGAAAAAGTACGCGCCCATTAATTAACACAGCTAAATCAAAGCTGTTAAGTCATGGGCAAAATTACTCATCACTTGCAAAAAGTATAGGCAACATAACAGCCAAAAGTAAAAACGCAATTATTTATGTTGGTCCAAGAGTAAAAGGCAAATGGAAGTATATTGGTTATTATGCAGCATGGGTGGAATATGGTGTAAAAGGTATTAAAAAATCCCGCGGTGGGAGTGCTAAAAAAGCAAAAGATAATAGCTATGCCGGTTATGTGGCTGGCATAAAAAAAGGCGGCAGATATAGAAAAGATCAACCAGCGCGCCCATTTATGCGCCCAGCAATTGATAATCAAAAATCAAATATTGGTGGTTTGTTAACTAAAAATTTTGCAAAATATTTGGATAGGGTAATTCAAAGAAATCTGAAAAAATTATGATCGGGGATATTGTTTATAATATACTTTCAAATGATTCAAATGTTACCGGTTTGGTTGGAACAAAGATTTATCCATTAATGGCAACCCAGGGAACTGAATTGCCATATATAACATACCAAGTAATTTCAACATCACCCAATAAAAATAAGGACCGGGAAATATCATTAAAAGCTATTAGGTTGCAAATTGATATAATTGGCAATACATATTCATCAGTAACAAATATATCTGATAAGGTTGTTGATGCAATATCATATAAAACGGGAAATTATAGTGGTTATGATGTTGATATAATAACTTTTGAAGATGAAAATGATTTATCTGATATTGAAAATGATTTTTACCGAAAAGAACAGGATTATATAATTAGAATAAAAATATAAACATGGCAAAGAAAAAACAAGAATCTGATCCGCAATATATAGGCGGGGGATACCAGGTAACATTAACCAGGGATTTTCAGCGTTTAGATGGGAAGGTGATCCCAGCGGGTAGAACTTTTTATGTAACTGGGGATTTTTATACCCAATTAAAAAGTGATGGATATTTAGAAAAAAAAATTGATAAACAAAACAAAATAAAAATTAAAGAGTAATGGCAACAGCGGGAACAATAAACGGAACTATTTTGGCGATCTACATAGGCGGCACAAAAATAGACAAACAATTATCAGCATCATTTAGTTTTTCACATGAACCAAGAGAATCCATAACAAAAGATGATGGTGGCTGGGGTACTAAAAGACCAGGAAAAAAATCATGGGAAGCATCCGGAGATGCTGAAACAGCATTTGATGCGACTGAAGGCTATGATGAATTATCAACAGCTTTAATAAATGGAACTGCATTAACATTATTATTTTCAACTGAGGTTTCCGGTGATACAACATTTACCGGAACAGCTTATATAACAAAATTTGATGTTGAAGCTGGTGTTGAAGAAGATAGTAAAATCAGTTATGCATTTGCTGGAAGTGGTTTACCAACAAAAGGAACAGTAACTTAGTAATTTTTTCTCATACTTTGAACCCCATCTGCTATTTTGGTGGGTGGGGTTTTTTTTAAAATTAAAAAATAAAAGCAATGAATGAAGTAATAATTAATGGTAAAAAATATCCGGTGAAATTCGGATTAAGTAGGATCAAATCCTTTGCATTATCTAAAAATTTAAAAACAATTGAACAATTTGATAAATGGGTTGCAAAATTATCAGATGGAAGTTTTGAATCAATTCAAAACATGGGTGAGTTACTTTTAACAGGAATCCAAAGGGGTTGTCAAAAAAGTGATATTGATTGTGATGTTGATGTTGATGATGTTATTGATATGGCATTTGAAAATGCAGATGAATTTGGTAAATTAACTACAATATTAAAATTATCAATGGATACTGGTGAATCATTAAATGTTTCAAAGCAAACAAAAAAAAAGAAATAACAACCTGGCTTTGGATTGAACAGCAAGCGTTGGGGGTTTTGAATTTAAGTTTGGATGATTACCAAAACATTGAGTTGGGTGAGTTCTTTAATAAAATGATGGGGTTTTTTGATCACAAAAAAGAAACCGAAAAACGAGAATGGGAACGCAGTAATTATTTGGTGTATTCTATTATGATGAATAATCCATATATAAAAGAGAATAAAAAACCAAAATCGTTTGCTGATTTCTTAAAAGGAAATAAAAAACCCACAATAAAAAATACAAATCAATTGAAGCAATTTATTGATTTTGAATAAATAAAACATGGCAAGAAATTTATCTTCATTAACTTTATTGGTTGGAGCAAATATAAAAGGTTTCCAAACGCAAATGCGGAAAATGTCGCGGGACATGAAGCGGGTTGGTGGTCAGATGAAAAATATGGGCAAATCAATGTCCATGTATGTAACCGCGCCAATAATTGCCCTGGGTGCTGCATCGGTTAAAACATTCGCCAATTTTGAACAAGAAATGGCAAAAGTTAATGCCGTTAGTGGTGCAACAAATGCTGAATTTCAAAAATTAACAAAAAATGCTAAACTGCTGGGAGAATCAACCCGATTTACTGCCAGCCAGGTTGCCGCGTTGCAGCTTAATTACTCAAAATTAGGATTTAAACCCGATGAAATATTAAAAGTTACTGATGCAACATTAAATTTGGCATTGGCTACTGGTTCAGATTTGGCAGAAAGTGCCACAGTTGCAGCATCAACATTAAGGGGTTTTGAATTATCAGCCAGCGAAATGCAAAGGGTTACCGATGTAATGGCATTAAGTTTTTCATCCAGCGCGTTGGATTTGGAAAAATTTAAAACCGCGATGGCAACAGTTGCCCCGGTTGCTAAAAATGCCGGGATGTCGTTGGAACAAACAACCGCCATGCTGGGGGTTTTGGTTAATCGCGGGGTTGATGCATCAACAGCCGGCACATCATTAAGGAATATATTTTTAACCCTGGCAAAAGATGGAATTACTTTAGAACAAGCATTTAGTAGAATAAATAATGCAAGTAATAAAAATAAAGAATCATTAGCTTTATTTGGAAAAAGGGGGGCAACAGTTGCCACTATCCTGGCGGAAAATACAGAAGAAGCGGGAAATTTAGCTGTTAAATTTGATAATGCAGCCGGATCAGCAGCATCTATGGCTGGGGTAATGGATAACACATTACAAGGTTCATTTTTAAAAGTGCAATCAGCGTTGGAAGGTTTGGCAATTGAATTTGGAAAAACATTAAAACCGGTTGTTGAAGATGGTATTAAGGTGGTCCAGGAATTAATTGGAAAGTTTAGAAGTTTAACCCCACAGGGTAAAAAAATGGCAGTTATGTTTAGCTTAATAGCTGCTGCCATTGGTCCATTAATGATGGTGTTGGGTTTATTTGTAATGTCAGCCGGGGCGATTGGATCAGCTTTTACAGCTGCATTTGGTCCAGTTGGATTAGCTGTTGCCGCAATTGTAGCTTTAGCGGCAGCATTTATTTATGTTTATGATAATTTTGAAGCATTTAAAGAAAGATTATCGGATTGGGATTGGTTGAGTAATGCTGCCATTGATGCCTTTATAGTGCTAATAAAAGCATCATCATTTTTTATGAATGAAGTTGCAAAATTGTTTGGGTATGATTTTGTTGCGCCAATGGTTGAAAAATTAGAAGGTTTAAAAACCGAACCCAAAAATATAACCACAGAATTTAAATCATTTGGTGATTCAGTAAAAAATGTTTTTTCTGATGTAATGGGCTATTTAAATTTATTTGAAGGTAATTTAAAAAGCGCAACAAAAACCCGTACAATAAAAATTCAGACAAAGATTGAAACATCATCCATGATTGCCAAAAAAACTGGGGATGATACATCAATGGCTGATGGTGGTGATAGGTCAATTAAACTAATTCCGCCAAGTTTTGATGAATATGCTGAAAAAACAATTAAAAACTGGGATGATGCAACAGATTCAATAAACCAATCATTTTCAGCATCATTTGCTCAAATGGCAACAACAATTGGTGAAGGTTTGGGGGATATGATTTCCGGTATTGATCCACAATTTGGCAGCCGGATATTGGAAGTAATTGGTGGATTTTTAAAATCATTGGGTGCTGCTTTAATAACTTACGGCACAACCATGTTGGCATTTACTATATTAAGTTCAAATCCCTGGACCGCTGGGGCGGCAATTGCGGTTGGTATTGCGGCAGTTGCAGCAGCTAAAATTATCAGCAACATGAATAAAAAAGGGTTGGAAGGTGCTAAAATGAAAGATGGCGGAATTGTGCCGGGTGGATTTCCAAATGATACATATCCAGCATTATTAACATCCGGGGAAATGGTTGTTCCATCACCAATTCCATTATCCGGGGGCATGGGTGCTGGTGGTAATATGAATT